CTATGCCCCTTTCTAAAGGGACTAAAGAGGATTACATGGGGAAGAGTAAGTCCAAAGATGATATGACTTTACCCCTCAGTAAAGGAACTAAAGAAGACTACATGGGTACGAGTAAGCCAAGCAAAAAAGCCGATGCGGATATTGTTCCGTTGGCTAAAGGTGGCATGACTGCTTCTTCCCGTGCGGACGGTATTGCTCAACGCGGCAAAACTCGCGGAAAAATGTGTTAAAGGGTTTCCAAATGATCGGTTACATCCAAAAACAAATCGAAACAAGTGAAAAGTTGTTTGAAATGATGCGAACCGATCATAAGGAGCGTTTAAATCAAACCTTTATCTGGGCTGATATGAACGAAAGTTTGCTAAGAAAACTTAAAGAGAGAGATGAAGAAATCTCTCGCTTGCAGGGTCTTTTGAAAGCACACGAAACTGCGGAGAAATTATAATGATGGCAAGCCGAGGAATGGGGGCTGTTAGCCCCTCCAAAATGCCCGGCCCGAAGCGCAAAGCTAGGCGGGACAATACCGACTTCACTGAGTATGCTGAAGGCGGTAAGGTCAATGCTGCCGGAAATTACACAAAACCTAGTCTGCGTAAGCGGATTGTGTCTCAAGTAAAAGCAGCAGCAACCCAAGGCACTGGCGCAGGTCAGTGGTCAGCCCGTAAAGCCCAACTTGTAGCCAAGAAGTACAAGGCGGCAGGTGGAGGCTACCGAGATTGAAAGCCCCGCAGCAATCCCTTAAAAACTGGGGCGATCAGAAATGGCGCACCAAGTCGGGAAAGCCGTCGTCAAAAACTGGTGAGCGTTACTTGCCAGAGGCAGCAATTAAGTCTTTAAGTTCTAAAGAGTATGCGGCAACCACCAAGGCAAAGCGTGCAGGTAAAGCCAAGGGCAAACAGTTTGTGGCTCAACCCAAGGGTATAGCAAAGAAAACAGCAGGATTTAGATAATGGCATATACCTCCGGCAGTACCGCATTTAACCTTGACTTCACCGAATTAGCGGAAGAAGCGTGGGAACGCGCCGGACGGGAGATGCGTTCAGGATATGACCTGAGAACCGCACGTAGGTCAATGAACCTGTTAACCATTGAGTGGCAAAACAGAGGCATCAACATGTGGACGATTGAGCAAGGCTCTATCGATCTGGTTGCAGGTTTAAACACGTATCCAACCCCGACAGATACCATTGACCTAATGGATCACGTAATCCGTACTGGTGCTAATAGCGCAAGTACACAGTCTGATTTAACGATCACCCGCATTAGTTCTTCGACTTATGCCACGATCCCTAATAAATTACAGCAGGCTCGTCCTATCCAGATTTTTGTTCAAAGGAATTCTGGAGAGACAAACCCCGCTAATTCCACGTTAAGTACAACCATCACCGCCACAAGCACAGAGATAACTCTCAGCACCACGGTTGGATTGGCTGCGGCTGGGTACATTAAATTAGATAATGAGACCATCTACTATCAGTACATTACAGGCAATACCCTATATGTATGTTCAAGGGCGCAGAACGACACGACGGCAGCAGCCCATACATCAGGTATCTCGGTGTATGTTCCTCAACTCCCTGCTGTGACCGTCTGGCCTACCCCAGACGACTCAACCCCGTATCAATTGATCTATTGGCGGCTACGGCGCGTGCAAGATGCTGGGGCTGGTATACAGACTGGCGATATGAATTTTCGTTTCCTACCCGCCGCTGCGGCAGGATTAGCCTACCAAATTGCAGCCAAGGTTCCTGAACTGATGCCACGTGTGCAAATGCTTAAAGAGATGTATGACGAGCAATTTAACCTTGCCGCTGGTGAAGACCGTGAGAAGGCAGCAATTAGGTTTGTTCCTCGTCAATCATTCATTGGAGGGGGTAGCGCTTAATGGGCAATAGATTTGCTTCTGGCAAATACAGCATTGCCATGTGCGACCGTTGTGGTCAGCGCTACAAACTCAAGGAGTTAAAGAAGGAAATCATCAAGACAAAGCTGTACAACATAAAAGTTTGTCCTGAGTGCTGGGATCCAGATCAGCCTCAGTTGCAACTAGGTATGTATCCAGTTGATGATCCGCAGGCTGTGATGGATCCACGTAATGACGGCACGTACGTGACTGCGGGTGTGAATGGATTGCAGGATAACCTATCTGGTTTTGGCGGGTATCCAACAGGAGGCTCTAGGGACATCCAGTGGGGCTGGTATCCAGTTGGTGGATCTAGTGAATTTGATGTGCCTTTAACACCAAATAACTTGGTGGGAACGACAAGTGTTGGTACAGTAACGGTTAGCGTAACTTAGGAGTTAAAAATGGACAAGAAAGACTTAAAGCAAGACAAGAAGATGATTGCGGGCGCGGTGCATAAGCATGAGAAAAATATGCATCCCGGAAAGCCTGTAACCAAGTTAGCCAAAGGCGGCAAGACCAATGAGCAGATGCGTACACTTGGTCGTGGTTTAGCCAAAGTTGCTAACCAGAAGAAGTCTTCCTTCACTTACAAGCGTGGAGGCTAATATGGGATACAGCAAAAAAATGATGGGCAAGGAAGTTGGCGATGCCAGCGTCTATGCTGTTCCACACACGATGGACGGCAAGACTGGCGTGAAGATGCGCGACAAAGCACCTATACCCCGCAAGAAGGACTGGACTCCTATGGATGGGGTGAGCATTGGTTCTAACGATGAAGTTAAAACTACTGGCATCAAAATCCGTGGAACAGGCGCTGCCACTAAAGGCGTAATGGCTAGAGGCCCGATGGCATGAACTATGCTGATTTAGTCATTGCTGTTTCTGACTACTGTGAGAACACGTTTCCCACGGTAGATATGAACATTATGATTAAGCAGGCGGAGCAGCGCATCTATAACACGGTGCAGATCTCCAACCTGAGAAAGAATGTTACCGGAACTTTAACCTCTGGTAACAAGTATTTGTCTGCGCCTGATGATTTTCTGTCTACATACTCTCTGGCTGTGTACCCAAGTGGCGGCGGCGACTATCTTTACCTGTTAAACAAAGACGTTAACTTTATTAGAGATGCTTACCCCAACCCATCGGACACAGGAAAACCTAAGCATTACGCTATCTTTGGGCCGCAGTCTGCCGATGTAAAAGAGTTGACGTTTATTCTTGGCCCAACGCCAGATGTGACGTATAGCGCTGAATTGCATTATTACTACTATCCTGAATCAATCGTAACTGCTGGCCAGACTTGGCTTGGTGATAACTTTGATTCCGCCCTCCTTAATGGAACTATGGTTGAGGCCATCCGCTACATGAAAGGCGAGAAAGATTTGGTTGACTTCTACAACCAGATGTATGTTCAGTCTATTTCCCTGCTCAAGAACTTGGGCGATGGCAAGCAACGTATGGATGCTTATCGTGATGGGCAGGTTAGGAATCCGGTGAGTTAATGTCTATTATTCAAACCCAGACCACCAGTTTCAAAAAGGAACTGTATCAAGGCGTACATGATTTATCTACGGATACCATCAAGATAGCCTTGTACACGGCTAATGTTAGTTTAAACGCTGATACGACCGTGTATTCTGCAACGAACGAAGTGGCTGCCACTGGAACTTATGTAGCCGGAGGAGCGCAACTTACCCCGATCACAGTAAGTTCTTCTGGTTATACGGCGTATGTGGGTTTCCCAAACATATCTTGGACTGGGGCAATCACAGCAAGATGCGCGTTAATTTATAACGCAACGCAAGGTAATAAATCTGTTTGCGTTTTAGACTTTGGGGCTGACAAAACTTCTACTACAACATTTACAATCACCATGCCAGCCAACACCGCAACAGCGGCACTTATCAGGAGTTCAAATTGATAGTTAATACAACCAAAGGCGAGATGGATGACTCTTTGCTAGAAAAGCGACAGGGCGACATTGACAACGAAAACGAAACAACCACATGGACAGAGTATTGGCTAGAAGGTGAATTAGTCCACCGTTCTGCTCATGTAACTTTGAAAAAGCCACCAACAGTTGGTGGTGAGACTGGTACTTTTTAAGGAACTACTATGGCAAATACAGCATCAATGTGTACCTCTTTTATGGGCGAGTTAATGACTGCAACCCATAACTTTGGTACTGCTCCGACACGGGGAACGTCTGCAACCGATACATTCAAGGCGGCTTTATACCTGTCTTCAGCCACCTACAACGCGGCAACTACGGCATATTCTGTTACCGGGGAAGTCTCTGGTGCTGGGTATACGGCGGGCGGTGTAACGGTAACGGCGGCAACTCCTCCTACTGCGACCAATAGTTCGGCAACTGCGGGTGTGGCGTTCTTTACGCCTTCTGCTTCGATAACATACACAAGCGTGACTTTGACTACAGCGTTTAATGCGGTGCTGATTTATAACTCAACCCAGTCTAATAAGGCTGTGGCGGTTTATACCTTCGGTGACCAGACTATTACCGCAGGTACGTTCACCTTGACAATGCCATCGAACACAACCACAACTGCCTTGATTCGTTTAGCTACCACCTAAAGGGTAAACAATGTCTCTCGGCTGGGGCTACCAAACGTGGGGGGCTAATGGCTGGGGCGGCACTCTTGAAGCAACAGGGGTAGATGCTACTGGAGCCATTGGGTCAGTCTCGCCTGATAGATCTGTAGCACTAACGGGTGTATCGGCTAGTGGAGAGATAGGTTCTCTAGCTCCAAGCCAATCGGCGGCAGAGACAGGGGATACGGCATTTGGAGAAATTGGGACACTAAGTCCAGTCTTAACGCTGACTCTGACGGGCGTACAGGCCGCTGGAGAGGTTGGAACAGTAACGCATGGTAAGTCTCTTGATTTAACGGGCGTAGAGGCTGTAGGGGCTGTAGGAACAGTATCAAGAGGGGAAACATCGTTTGCCCTGACTGGAAATGTAATTTCTGGTGAGATTGGAAACGTTACCAGAGATGCAAGTTTTAGCTTGACAGGATTGTCGGCTAGTGGAGAGGTTGGTTCAATTGTTCCAACTCTTGAATTTGGATTGACTGGGGTAGAGGCGATTGGTTCACTGGGACAAGTAATTGTTCCGCTTCTACCTAACACGATAGCTGGAGAGATTGGTAGCGTAACGACAGACAGGACGATTGAACTTGCGGGGTTGTCTCTAACAGGTTCGGTTGGTTTAGTAAGCGTAGCGCCAAGGGTGGTTGCCTTAACGGGCGTATCAGCAACGGGGCAAATTGGAACTGTAATTGCAGTTTATTGGAAAATAATAGATGACTCACAGACAGCAAACTGGCAAAATATCAACAACCCGCAGACTCCAGTTTGGTCGAATGTTGTTGATACACAAACGCCTAACTGGCAAGAAGTCGTAACTTGAGGTAAAAAATGGCAACAGCATATACATCATTACTAGGGCTGGCACTTCCCGTCACAGGAGAACTGTCTGGAACGTGGGGCGATACAGTCAACGACCAGATTACTGCGCTTTTGGATTCCGCCATTGCGGGTACAACCACTTTAAGCACTGACGCAGATGTCACATTGACAACAACTACTGGGGCGGCAAATACTTCACGACAGGCTGTCTTGTTGTGTTCTGGCGCAAGAACGGTTTTACGCACAATTACGGCTCCTGCTCAGTCAAAGATCTACACCGTCATTAACGCTACGACAGGCGGTTTTTCTGTCAAATTGGTTGGCGTTGGCCCAACAACAGGTGTCACCATCATTGCAGGTGAGTCTGCTATTTGTGCGTGGAATGGTTCGGACTTCATCAAGACCAGCTCAACGATTGCAAATGCCGCTGGATCAAACACTCAGATTCAATTTAATAACAGTGGTGTGCTAGGTGGCTCTGCCAACCTGACGTGGAGCGGAACGGCTTTGGCTGTGACTGGAACTGCGGCTGTGACGGGTGCTTTAACTGCAACCTTAGACTCCACATTCTCATCAACTGGTGCTTTGCTAATCAGCAAGGGCAACACTGCGGCTAGACCTTCTCCTGTATCGGGAATGCTTAGATTTAACACTCAGACTGTAGAGTTTGAGGGCTATAACGGCACTGCATGGGCATCTGTAGGTGGCGCGGCTCTGAGCAACGACACCAGCACAGCAACTAACGTCTTCCCACTGTTTGCAAACGCTACATCAGGCACAGCATCAACCCTGTTCACAGGCAACGCTAAGTTGCTATACAAGCCAAGCACTGGTGAATTGCAAGCATCAGTCCCAGTGGCATTAAATGGTATTGTGGTTAATAGCCAAACAGTGGCTACAAGCTACACGATTGCCGTTGGGTATAGTGCCATGTCATCTGGCCCCGTTTCAATAGCAAGCGGTCAGGCCGTAACTGTAAGCTCAGGAAGCAGGTGGGTGGTCGTATGATGCATTACACATACGCACATTCAGCCCCAAGCGGCAAAGTTTTCTATATTGGCAAGGGCGTGGATAGTAGGGCGTTTTCTTTTGGGGATAGAAGTGACGATTGGAAACGGGCAGTAATGCACCACAAAGGCGTAAGCATTGAAAAGTTAGCACATTGGGAAACTGAAGAAGAAGCGTTTGACCATGAAAAGTTTTTAATTTGGTGTTTTAAGGATATGCAAAACAGTCTTGTTAACCAAACTGGCGGTGGTAAAGGCCCATATCAAATTAAACATTCAGCAGAATCAAATAAACTTAGGTCGGAAAAAATTAGGGGATATGTACATAAACAAGTAACTTGCCCTAATTGCGGAAAAACTGGTGGCGAAACAAGCATGAAACGCTGGCATTTTGATAAATGCACAGGGTTAAAAGACTTTAGAGCAAGAATTTATGTGGATGGAAAAAGAGTCCATCTAGGTCGTTTTGCTACCAAAGAACAAGCAAATATGGCAGTTAAAAATGCACAATTAGGAGAGCCAACATGGCAGGAGTAATAATTTCGGGCGATACCAGCGGTTCGGTCACGTTGCAAGCACCTGCGGTAGCGGGGACAGTCACAGTCACACTACCAGCCACAACTGGCACGATGTTGACTACAGCATCTAGCACAGGCATAAGTGGTAGTGCTATATCTTCTGGTACTGTTCCAGAGGCTTATGGTGGTACAGGTACAAGTACTGGTTACTACGGCTTTAAGAACCGCATCATCAATGGTGCGATGGTGATTGACCAGCGTAATGCGGGGGCTAGTGTTACTCCCGCAAGTGGTACATACACGCTTGACAGATGGTTAACCTACCAAAGCGTAGCATCAAAATTCAGCGTACAACAAAACGCTGGCGCTGTAACCCCACCAGTAGGTTTTGGAAATTACTTAGGGGCTACTTCTTTATCTTCATATGCTGTTTTGTCTGGTGATTTTTATTTAATACAACAAATGATTGAAGGTTTTAATACCGCTGATTTGGCTTTTGGTACTGCAAATGCCAAAACAGTTACTTTAAGTTTTTGGGTTTATTCAAGTCTTACTGGAACATTTGGTGGTGTTTTAAACAATAGTGCTGGAAATAGAAGTTATCCATTTACCTACACAATCTCAACCGCAAATACTTGGGAGCAAAAAACTATTACTGTTGCTGGTGATACATCTGGTACTTGGATTGGCGCAACTAATGGTATTGGACTTCAAGTTCGTTTTGGGTTAGGCGTAGGAACTACATATAGTGGCACTGCTGGCGCATGGGCTGGTGCAACTTACTTCTCAGCCACAGGCGCAACAAGCGTAGTCGGCACAAATGGCGCAACCTTCTACATCACAGGCGTACAACTAGAAAAAGGCAGTACCGCAACATCTTTTGATTACAGACCTTATGGTACTGAGTTAAGCCTTTGCCAACGCTATTACTATTTACTATCTGCGGCATCAAACTTAAATACATTTTTCCATAATCTTGCGGCAAGTGGCACAACTGGCGCATTAGGCGTTGTTACATTTCCTCAAGTAATGCGAGCATCTCCATCTTTAACTACAAGTGGAACAGGGTCAAATTACAGGATTTATATGGGCGGTGCATTTACCACTTGCAATGCTGTTCCAACAATAGACCAATCTTGTCCTTTTTCTTCAAATGTTGTATACGCAGTAGCATCAGGTTTGACTACTGGTCAAGGTGGTAGTGCTGCCGCTAATGGTTCAACTGCTGCAATTCTTGGTTTTGGCGCAGAATTCTAGGAGTTATAAATGTATAAATTACTTAAAAGCGTTACAGGCGAAACAAATGTTGTCTTAAAAGATGGGGTTACAAGTATCCCATTTGACCCAGACAACACAGACTACCAAGCCTATTTAAAGTGGGTGGCTGAAGGCAACACGCCTACACCTGCTGACGAACCTACACAAGGAGTCTAAATTGACTACGACTATAAATGCATCCACCGTTTCGGGATTGGTTAACTCTGCCGATACTTCGGGAATTTTGCAATTACAAACTGCATCTACAGCGGCAGTCACGATAGACGCTTCACAGAGAGTTGGGATTGGTGTTACGCCTAGTGCTTGGGGAAGTGCATATAAACCATTGCAAATTAACGCTCAATCCGCATTGTGGGGAACTACTGACAGCACATTCTTGTCTACCAACGAATATGTAGACTCTGCTGGGCAACCACGTTATATCCAAACAGGAACAGCAATGCGCTACCGCCAAGATAATGGGTCGCACATTTGGTCTTATGCGGCTTCAGGCACAGCAGGTAACGCACTAACATACACCCAAGCAATGACGCTAAATGCGTCTGGTGATTTGGGGATTGGTACTGCATCGCCAAGTGTGAAATTAGATGTTTCTGGTTCAGTTCGTTTTGGTGCTACATCATCAAACAGAGTTATTTTTCTTGGACAATCTTCACCTGCCGACAATGGTGCTGGTTCTTTAGAGTTTCAAGTATCAAATACTGTAAAAAATTGGGCAATTCGCACAAATAACAATGTAGCAGGTGCATTGGAGTTTTGTCCGTCTACTGCGGCTGGCGGCACTACTTATACAACGCCATCTATGATTATCAACTCCAACGGCAACTTGCTTGTGGGGACTACGACTCAAACAGCAACTCCTGCTCAGGGTGTAGTTGTTGGTGGCGCTGATTCATCATCAGGTGTTTTCATTGGTCATGCTAATGGAACTCCTACTGGTAACTATTACATGGCGTTTAGTTATAACGGCTCTGCTATTGGTTCTATTACTCAAAACGGCACAACTAATGTTGCATACAACACATCATCAGACTACCGCCTAAAAGAAAATATCCAGCCGATGCAAAATGCATTGGCTACTGTCGCACAACTTAAACCAGTAACCTACAAATGGAAAACAGATGGTTCTGATGGTCAAGGTTTTATTGCACATGAACTGCAAGCGGTTGTGCCTGATTGCGTAACAGGAGATAAAGACGGGTTAGATGATGATGGAAATCCTAAATATCAGGGAGTAGACACATCATTCCTAGTAGCAACACTAACAGCCGCATTGCAAGAAACTAAAGCATTGATAGACACACAAGCCGAAACAATCAACGCACTAACCGCCCGAATCGTGGCGCTGGAGAAATAACATGGCAGTCGTAATAGACGGAACAACGGGCATAAGCCCTGTAACAGCATCAGGCACATCAGCATCAGTAGACGGCATGACTGTAGGTCGTGGTGGTGGTGAGGTTGCTACTAACACGGCTGTGGGTGCTAGTGCGTTGGCGGCTACTGCTACAGGAACATCCAATACAGGTATTGGAAGAATTGCTTTAACAGCATTAACAACTGGTTCAAATAACACTTCTATTGGTGCAAACAGTCTTTATCAAAATACAACGGGAAGTGGCAATACTGCTGTTGGTAGAAGTGCAGGAGTTGCAAACACAACTGGTGGTAACAATACTTTTATTGGTGACCAATCTGGTAATGCAAACATTACAAATAGCAACAGCACAGCAGTAGGTCAAGCCGCTTTATATGGATCAACAGCAGATAATCAAACAGCAGTTGGTTATCGCTCTATGGTAAACACAACAACGGGTGCTAACAATTCTGCTTTTGGTACATCTTCATTAGCTACCAATACAACAGGTGCATCTAATGTAGCCATTGGTATGCAGGCCCTTTTCTCCAACACCACAGCATCTAACAACACAGCAGTAGGTTATCAGGCGGGGTATACAGGAACTACTGCGGCAAGAGGAACTTTTATTGGACTACAAGCAGGGTATGCTGTAACAACTGGAGGCAACAACACTTTTGTTGGGGCTGGTTCTGGAACATCTGTTACAACAGGCGTAGAAAATACTGCATTAGGTGATGATGCTTATGCAAATAGTGCAACAAGCACTGGTTCTTATAACACTGCTTTAGGTCGTTCCGCACTTCGTTTAAACACCACATCATCTTACAACACAGCAGTAGGTTATCAGGCGCTTGTGGCAAATACAACGGGCGCTAACAATATTTCGCTCGGTGCTTTAGCAAATAATTTTTCAACCACTGGAAGTTATATAACAGCCATTGGATATAACGCATTTCCTAATGCCGTTGGAGACACTAATGAACTAATAATTTCCTGTGTTACTGGTGGTGTTGGTGGCAAAGGAACTAATACAGGGTTTATTACTGTTGGCACAGGCGGTGTATATCAAGGCAACAATTCTTCTTCATGGTCTATTACCTCTGACCAACGCTTAAAGAAAAACATTGTTGATAACACAGATGGTTTAGACAAAATAAGCCAAATTCGTGTGCGTAACTTTGAATATCGTTTAGCAAATGAAGTAACAGAATTAAACCCAAAAAATGCTATTGCAATAACTGGTGTTCAACTTGGTGCTATTGCCCAAGAACTTAAAGAAATATTGCCAAAGTGCGTAAAAACAGAATCTAGTGGCGTTATGTCTGTGGATTCTACAAACTTAACATGGCACATGATTAACGCTATTAAAGACCTCAAGGCTTTAGTTGACGCACAAGCCACAGAGATTACCGCACTCAAAGCAAAGGTGGGAATATGAATGAATTAACAGAAGCACAGCAAATTGCACAGCACTACTCTGCTTGCATGGACTCAGTTAACCTAATTAACGCTGGACAGCCCGAAGGCATGACAGCAGAAGATTGGGCAGACTGCTTGGCTCGTAACAAAGAGCATCTAAAGATTATGCTTGCCAAGGATTACTGGACAACCGAGAACTTGACACCGTTAGAGGATGCATCAGCATGAGCGACATTGCAATCACCCTGACCGCACAAGAAGCCGTTGACGTTATTAACATCATCGGTCAATTACCAACCCAGTCCAACGCTCATCCGTTGTACACAAAGTTGCGTAGTCAGGTAGAACCTCAGTTGCCAAAGCCTGAACTAACGGAGTAAGCCATTGACCCATTCACCCTACTTATGGCGGCGCAGGCCGCTGTTGGCTTTATTAAGCAGGGATGTTCTATGCTCCATGAGGGGCGCATGGAACTTGAGGGCGCAAAGAAGACGGTCGAGGGAGTCATCTCCGATGTCAAGGCAATCAAGGGCATTTTTGATTGGTTCGTTAGTTTATTCGCTAGTAAACCAGCCAAGTCAGAAGCAAAGCCTGTGGCGCAAAAGAAAGCCACAGCCAAACAGCAACAGTCCTACGAAGCCCTTGAACTCAAACTCATCAGCGAGATTGGGGCAAACCTCGGAGTTCTCTTTGACACGCAACAACAGATTAACAACCATTACCTTGAACTAGAGGAGACGAGCAAAACCAACTATGACCCAGCGCAAAACACCAGTCAAAAAGCCATAGAACGGGCATTGATTGAGTTGCAACTGGAGAAGTTGATGGAGCAGACCCGTGAGGCAATGGTTTACGCCCCGCCTGAGTTGAAGGACTTGTACAGCCGATTCCTCAAGATGCACCAAAAGATTGAGCGAGAACAAGAATGGGCTAGGGCAGAGACAATTCGAAAGACTAGGTTGGCAAGGTGGAAACAGGAGCAAGAAGAGATTGAGTTGATTGGGCTGGTAAGTAGTGCGGTCGCAGTTGTGTTTATATCTATGTTTTTTGGGTGGTTCATGTGGCAACTACGAAGCTGGTCTACTGGATATTGATAGGAGTGGCGATATGCGTAATTGTTGGAGTGACTTCAATGGCATACGTAGAAACCCTATACATGCGAGCGCAACTTAAACAAGAGATTAAAGAGTTACGGAAACTTAAACGTGAATTGAAGGAAAACAAATGATACCTATCGGCGCACTTTTAGACATTGGTGGAAAGATACTAGACAAGGTTTTTCCTGACCCGGCACAGGCGGAGCAAGCCAAACTCAAACTGCTAGAGATGCAACAAAACGGCGAGTTAGCAAAACTGAACGCTGATGTTGCTGAGCAACATGAGTTGACCGAACGCCTCAAAGCAGACATGGGTTCTGACTCTTGGCTCTCTAAGAACATTCGTCCTATGGTTCTTATATTTATTTTAATGGCTTATACAGGGTTTGCTATTGCCTCAATGTTTGACTTTGAGACTAGAAATAACTATGTGGAATTGCTAGGAAATTGGGGAATGGTAGTTATGTCATTTTATTTTGGTGGTCGTAGTGCTGAAAAAATTATGGACATGAGAAATAAGAAATGAAAATTTGCACTTGTTGTCTAAAAGAAAAACCATTGCTTGAATTTAGTCCAGACAAAAGAATTGCGTCTGGCGTACAAAGCAGATGCAAGTCATGCTATGCAGAAATAATGAAAACTAGGCGTTTAGCAAATCCAGAGGCGCACAGATTATCAATTAAATTAAGTACACAAAAACACTACAAAGCAAAGTTGGCAAGGAACAAGCGCTATCGTTTGGAAAATATTGACAAAGTTGCGGAGTGGAAAGCAAGAGACAGGCTGGTAAACAAGGCTAGAGTATTGGCTGACAATGCAAGCAGAAGGGCATTGCAAAAAGCGCCTTTAACTCCAGAAATTATTCAAATTTATGCACTGCGTGATTTTTATCAAGCTATGTCTCTTGGTGATAAGTTCCATGTTGACCATATAATTCCATTGAGTAAGGGCGGTTGTCATGTCCATACAAACTTGCAAGTAATACCCGCCATTGACAACTTAAGAAAAGGCGCATTATGCAGTTAAGCGAACACTTCAGTCTTGACGAGGCGACGTACAGCGAGACAGCTATACGTTTAAACATCAATAATCAGCCAGATGAGCGCCAAATGGCGAACATGATGAAGGCTGCTCAAAAGATGGAGGAGGTTCGCAATGTCACAGGCGCTCTTCGTGTTAATTCTTGGCTACGCTTGCCCGATGTTAATGTGGCTGTTGGTGGCTCTAAAGTATCCAGTCACATGGACGGGTGGGCTATTGATTGCTCTTCTTCTGCTCACACTCCTTACGCGCTATGTCAGCTTGTTATAAAGGCGGGCATTAAGTTTGACCAGATGATCCATGAATATGGACGCTGGATGCACATATCGTTTGCGCCTGAGATGCGTCAGCAAGTGCTAACTATCTATAAGCCAGAAGGCAAATACAAGGTAGGCATTTTGACGGAAGTCGAATACCATACAAGGTAATATGACGCTTAAAAAAATACTGCTCCGTCCCGGCGTTAATAAGGAAAACACTCGCTATACCAGTGAAAGTGGATGGTATGACTGCGACAAAATCCGCTTCCGCCAAGGCACACCTGAAAAAATAGGCGGGTGGCAACGCATCTCCGCCAGTACGTTTTTAGGCGTATGCCGTTCTTTGTGGTGTTGGGTAACTTTATCTGCCTTAAATTTGCTTGGCGTAGGAACTAACCTCAAGTTCTATATTGAGCGCGGCGGCATATATAACGACATAACTCCTATTAGAGACACTGTTACCCTGTCAAATCCTTTTACAGCTACAGCTAGTTCAAGCGTT